CCGTCACCGTGTAGAAGTGGCGTCCGCAGTGACGGTCAATCATTCGCGACACCGCCGTGATGACGTCGTCGAGGATGCCGGACCCGTCGGCGTACTGTCGGCCGATGTAGTTCTGCGCCTCTTGGACGGTCAGGTATCCGTTTGTCACAGCCATGTCAGATCACTTCCAAGCCACAGCGCGGACATCGGGGCCAAGCACATCGACGAGCTGTTCGGAGAAACAGCCGTCAAGGACATGGGCGAGCGTTTCGGGGTCGACGTTCTGGTAGAACTCGCCGACCTGCACCGGGCCACCATCGAGCGCCGAATGGGGGGCACGACCAGGACCGGCAGCGGTGAAGATGAACAACCCCTCGCCGGTCAACAGATCGGCGATGTGGGCGATGATCTTCGGCCAGTCAGCGGTGTGTTCCGCCACCTCGAGACACAACGCCACGTCGAACAGATCGTCGGGGTGATAGTCCAGGATGTCGCCGACAACGGTCACACCGGGGCCTTCGTGAAGGTCCACGACTTCCCAGCCGCACGTCGGGTCGAACAGGTCGTGCGGGTTGCCGTTGATGTCACGGCCACCCACATCGAGCACCAGCTGGTGCCCTACGGGTGCGTGTGCTGCGACCCACTCCATCGCCTCGTCGTGCATCAGATCAGCTCGACTTTCCACCACCACACGACATGCACAACGCACGCCAGTAGCAGCCACTCGACGGGCAGGACTTGAACAGCAGCGAACGCCACAGCGGGGCCGGCGGCGGTGTGCAACAGGCGCACCGTGTCGGTCGCGACCAGGAGTTGCAGGTAGGCGATCAGTAGGACGGCCGCAAGCTGCCACGACGGGGCGTACAGGGCGGCGAGGCAGATGCCCCACGGGGCCACCATCACCCAGCCGTCACGCCACTGGTCACGATGAGCGATGAGAGCGGTGCGTACCGGGTGGTCGTACACCTCGCGCAACACCGGCTGCGCCGTGATCGGATCAACCTCAGGCCGGCGCCACAACCCGACCAGCAAAGGGACCACAAGTCCCACCAGCAGGATCGGATGCCACGCCCACAACGCAGCGAACACCGGCGACGTCTCTTTGATCGACGCCGCCACCAAGATCAGCACGACAGCCAACGGCCACCAGCCGGCGTGTAGTGCCGCTACAGCGACGACAGACACCGCCATCGCCGGTAGGTCCACACCCACCGGGCGGACCACAGGCGGGCCTGTGATGCCCGGTAGACCGAGGCACAGCACCACCAGCGCCGCAGCTCGAGCGACACCGAGGTCGGAGCCCCACCAGGCGAGCCCGCCGGCAGCAACGATCCACGATGCGAGCCACGCTGCTCGCCACCGGTTCAGATCGTCGCGACACAGCCACGGCAGCAGTACCCGCAGGTTGAACGGGCGAGCCACACGATGCCCTTGGCCGGCGTACAAGTACCGTGCAGCGTCAGGCCCGAAGCGCAAAGAACGCCTCCTGCAACCCGTACGACTCTTCGTCGTAGAACACGCCGCCCTTGTCATGCGTCGTCTGCACCGACGTATCAACGAACATTGGAACGTCGCACGCCTTCAACCGCAGACAGAACGACATGTCCTCACCGAACTCGGTGCTGCCCTTGCCGTTCGGGTTTGGCACCTTCAACGGGTCGAACCAGCAGTCGCCGTACCTGTCGCGCACCTTCTCGAGCGCACGGCGGTGAATCAGGATGCACGCCGCACCCGTCGCATCGACCTCGACGAGCTCGTTGCGCGGGTAGTTGAACATGGGCAGGAACCCGATGACGTCGTCGTCCTGCGCCATGTGGTACAAGGTCGGGGCCATCCGGTAGCGGCGCCCGTAGAACGGAGCCTTGCCATCAGACTTCTGAGCGAACGCCAGACCGCCCACAACAGGTCGCTTGACCGGGTCCATCTGATCGACCAGCCGGTCGACCGTGTCGCCATCAAAACCCATGTCCGAGTCGATGAAGAACAACATCTCGGCTTGCGACTCGTCAAGCATGGCCGCAGCCACACGGTTACGGCCCTGATGGATGTGAGCCGCACCGCATTCCTTCGGCAGCTCGCTCACAGTGTGCAGCGGGTTGCCGACGATCCGGTTTCGGTTCATCGCGTCGTGGAAGTACAGGTCAAGCATCGACTTGTGAAAGCAGTGAGAGATGTGGCCGGGATGCAGATACCCGACCGTCACAGCGCCGTTAATCACGGCGCCGGCTTCCGACGAGTACGCGTCGTGCGCTTCTCACCAGGGGCGGCGGTCGCCTGCTCGACATCAGGGTCGAACATCCACGGGAACGCCGACACGATGTCGTCGTCCCGCAGGTAGCGGTCGCCTTCTCTGATCGTGACCGGGACACCGTTGTGCGTGAGCACACCGGTGCGCGTCGCGATGACGTACACCATTGGCAGGAACCTCCGAAGGCAGGAAGGTGGCAGGGTGAGCGGCGCCGGTCCTGCCTGGCCGGCGCCGCCCACAACTCAGACCAGAGAGGTCTTGGCGAGCTGTTCAGCGACAAGGTCGGGGTAGAACTCCGCAACCCATGCCGCTAGATCCTCTGGCCGCTGCCCTGCGGGCTGCGGCTTCGTCCACAGCTCCAGATTCTCAGGACGGTTATCGTCGCGGATTCCGTTGATGTGGTGAACGTTCTCAAAGTCGCGAAGTTCGCGACCAAGCGTTTCCTCCATGACAAAGCGGTGCTGCATCTGCCACCGGCCAGCGCCTTCGCCAACCCGACGCACCACATAGCCATGATGATTGGTGTGCCACCGTCGATTGATCGGGTCGGCTGCGTTTACCTCTGGTGCGGCTTGCCCGACTTCACCCCTAGTCCGCAGTCGCGAATAATGCATGGCGCAAAGACGGGTGCCAGCATTGAAGATGAGCCGTTCGCACCCATGCACCGAACAAGGATCGACGCGTGGCCTCGCTCCGACGGGGTATTGCTTGACTCTGACTTTCCCATGCATCGGGATGCCGCGTCGTTGTCTATCCCAATGCAACCTGCACAGGCCCAACGCGCAATGGATGCGATCACATCCATCAATTGAACACACGCGACCTTGGCGACGCCTGACATGGCATTCAGCACATCGAGCGGCATACCGATTCGCCATGTGCCCCGAACACTCTGGGCAGACGTTTGAGTATGTAGTATCGGACACGTCGAGCCCTCCTTGGGGGTTCGGCCACGTCCCGGGCAGTTCACGCTGCGCCGGGACACTTGTCGTTGTCCGATGATAGGGCAGGCAAAGGACATGCCCCTGCCTGCCCCCATCATCAGTTCAGATCAGGCGCTGGTCTTATCCTGCAAAAGCCGGAATCCCAGATCGTTAACGCTGTCCGAACCGGTGCGCCAGTTGGCGTACCAACCGACGCGACCGTCAGGCAGGTTGTTCGCCGTGTTGAACATGACCGGAATGTAGGTCACCCCGAACGAGCCGGGCTTGTCCACGATCACGAAGTTCGAGAAGTCACCGAACACGATCCGGTTATCCCGCGCCGTGGTGGTGGTGACCGCCGGAGCGTCGTCCGACTCGACAACCGGACGGTTGTAGAGCTGCGCCGTGGTGCCCTCAGTGATGTTCGTGCTGTACTTGTTCGACAGCGCCGTACCCAGGTTCTGGATCTCCAGCGCCCACACCGGGTTCATCAGCCACGCAGAGCGGCCACGGAACCGGACCGGCACCGAACGGTAGACCTCGTCGAGATCTTCCTTGAACAGCGCCGCAGCGGTGTCCGACACGATCTCGACGTTCGTGTTCGCATCGAGAGCGGTGAAAACTCCTGTGGGCTCGTTGGTGCCGGTGCCGGTCGCGTGGGCAGCGCCCTCGAGCCGGTCACGGGCATCAGCGAACATCATCAGCAGCTCGCCGGCGAGACCGGGGATGTCCTCGGCAGACTCGATGCTGGCCTGGATGAACGCCTGCGCCTTATGCACCGGGATCGACGCAGATCCGAACGTCGGACTATCGTCACTGACCTCGGCGAGCTGGGCGTCGAACGAAGCGGTGACCCCGGCAGAGGTGATCCCCTGCCAAGAGGTGTCACCGGGACGGGACAGCGTCACCACACGGGAGATCCCGCGGATGGCGTTGGACGAACCGGAGTTGGTCAAAATGACGGTGGGATCGAGATGCGTCGGGACAAGCAGGTTGCCGTTCGCGTCGGTCACGGTGCTGAGGGCGGTGCGCTCTTCCTCGGTGAGGCGGATGTGCTGCCCGGTGACGGCCTTGCCCCATGCGGACTCGTAGGTGTCCGAGGCACGCAGGATCAGGCTGCGAGCCCAGTCGCCGTCGGCACGGTGACGCAGCGCCAGCTGGCGGACGTGCTCCATGTTCTCCGGAGCGTCGACCTTGCCCTCGAGCGAGCGGGTCACGGCGTCAGCGAGCTGCTGCGGGGTCGCGCCACGGTCGACCATGACGTCGGCGGGAGCCGGCGAAGAGATCACCTGGAGGGACGGGCGCGCTGCACGTGCAGCGGTGCGCTCCTGGATCAGGACCAGCTCGGCCTCGCGCTCGTCGAGAGCGGACAGCTCGGCGTCGATGGCGACGATCTCGGCCTGACGGGCTTCGATCTCGGCGGAGTCCTCGGGGGACAGGGACCGCTCCTCGGAGAGGGCGGCAGTGGCGACGGATTCCATCGCCTCGATGGCGGCGTCGCGCTTGGCCTCAACGGCCTCGCGCTCGCCACGGAGAAGGTCGAGTGCCTTCATGGTGAGCCTCTTTCAGTTCTTGGGTCGGCTGGCGCGTGCTGCGGCAGCCAACGTGAGAACGGCGCGGGGATCGCTACCGTTCGTGGAACCCGAGGTGCCCTCAGGGGCGGCGTCGGGGGACGGTGTCGAGGTGCCCGAACGGGCGGCGTCAACACCAAGGTCTGTGAGCAGGCGAGCCCGCTGCGTGTCGTCGAGGTCGGCCAGCAGCGACCGCACACCAACAGACGTCGACTCGTAAGCGGGGAACACGACCGGGCCGAGCTCGAACAGGTCGAGTTCTTTGATCGTGCGGACCGGGAGGGGGCCGCTGTCATCCCACTCTTCGCGTGTGACACGGAACCGGAACGACATGCCGTCGATGGCGCCGCCGGCGATCGCCTGGCGGATCGGCTCGACACGCGGGTTGTCGAACATGCGGGCACGCACGAACAGCCCGTTCTTGTCCTCGCGGATGTCCTCGATCGCAGCGATGGGCACCGAACCGGTGGCGATGTCGTGGCCGTGGTCGAACTGCACGACCGGCTTGCGTTCCTGCAACGTCTTGGCGAACGCACCGGGAGCGATGCGTTCCTCGAAGTTGCCCTCCCACGAGTTGATCTCTGTCGGGGAGTTGAACACGGCGCCGTAACCCTCGAGGGTGAACCCGTCGTCGGATGCACGCGTCTCGAATGTCACGGCACGCGTCAGCAGTGCCTTCGGTGCGTCAGTCATTGGAAACGTCCTGGGGGTCGTCAGTGCTGGTGCCAGCCACATCTGCGGCAGGGTCACCGTCGCCGGGAATACCCGGCTCGTCGTACTCGGCGTCGAACGGCAGCTCGTCCTCTTGGGCACGAACCTCGTTCACGGTCAGCGTCTTGTTCTTGAGCCGCCGGTCCTGAATCTCCGAACGGGTCGTCGGATCGCTGCGAAGGAACGCGTTGCGGTTGAACCGGGCGAACTGCGGGCGAGGCAGGAGCCGGGTCAACGCCTTCTCGATACGCACCAGATGCCCCTCGAGGCTGTGCTTGAGATAGGCGAGGTCGTTCTGTGAAGCGTTCGCGTAGGTGACCGACTGGCCGCTGGTGGCGGCGTAGATCATCGACGGTGGCACACGCCAGAACCGCGCCGATTCCTCAGTCGTAAACCGCATCAGGTCGATGAACTGCGAATCGTTCGGGTTCACCATGATCGGCTCAACCTCGAGGCCGGCGCCGAGGACGGCGGGCTCGCGGTTGCCCTTCGTCGCCCGCATCAACGACTTCTTGATGCCCTCCGCCTGCTCCGGCGTCAACGCCTGCTCAGACCTGACGATCATGCCGGGATGGGCGCCGTCACCGAAGAAGCGTGAGCCGAACTCGCGGGCAGCGACAGCCGCCCCGATCGTCGCCTTCGCACGCTGCACCGGAGAATCCGCAAACGGTGTACCCGGCTTCACGAACCGGCCAGGCACATGCCACACATCGCCGAACGGGAACAGCTGCCGGTCCTGGCCGCCGATCGTCACCGTCGGCACACCATTCACAAACCGGCGCTGCGTCACCACGTCGGGGTCGAGCAGTTCGATCGACGACGGCAGCGAACCGGAATACACCGTGATCTCACCGAACGCGTTGCCGTCCGTCAACAACGACTGCATCAACTGGTACAGCCACACGTCCTGCTCAACCAGCGACGACGGCTCACGAATCAACAACGGCGCCGGCTCAATCGGACGACGAGTCGACCCGACCATCCGCACCGCATCCAACGGCAACGACGACACCGACGACGCCAACGTGTCAATACACGCCGACGACGCCGCGTGCGTCAACGCCGTCGCAGTCGACACCGCCACCGGCGAGTAGGGGCCGGCGTCGGCCCACAGGTTCGCGTACTGCGAGAGGTTGATCGTTGTGTCGCGTTCCTCGTCGCCGTTGTCGCCACGACGCAACAGACCGCCGAACATCAGGCGTCACCATCCTCGACAGCAACACCAACCAGGAACACACCCACACCGACACAGATCGCACCCAGAGCGACGCTCACAGTGAACCCGGCGACAATGGCGGTGATGATCCCGGCCACCTGAAGGGCAGCAGCAACAGAATTGCGATGCATCGACCCTCCGAGGATCAGTAAGCGAACACGGGGGCCACAGATGGCACTTCGGTCGGGAGTAGTGAACGGGCCACAGTCACAGCCTCAAGCGGCGACAACGGCACAGTGGCGTTACGGGTATCCCACCGCCAACCCTCACCAGCACGATGCTCCGCAGCATCAGCCACAGCAACATCGAGCGGACCCTGCCCGTCAGGGCGGCGCAGCCGACCCTCGATCACATCGGCGTAGAACCCGCCACACGCTGCGCTGTAATCAGACACACCCACAGGTGTGAGTAGTTCCGAGTCGATGCCAGCGTCTCGGAACGCCTGCATGACCGGCCCCAACTGCGACGCCGTCGGACCAGCGTTGAAGAACCCGACCGCCAACGGCGACCACTTCCCCACCAACTCCACCAGGCGCCCCGGCAACCAGCCGACACCCTGACGATGCTCAATCACCTCAACGTAGGGCTCGGCGATCGTCCCAGCACCAACACTGATCGACGCCGAACCGGCATCCCAGTCAACCCCGAACGAGATCGTCACAGCGCCAGGTTCAATGTGCGGCGGGGCACAGATCGTGTCCGCCCACTCCACCGCCGGCAACTTCGCCGGAGCGCCACCCTGATCCGATAGCAGCGAGTCCCACACACCGAGACGTTCACGGGCGAACTTCTCGTCGCCCATCGCCTCATGCTCGGCGTCGATGTAATCAGCCGAGATCCGATGCGGATACGCAGGGTTCGCGACAGCGATCAGCGAACGGTCACGCACGTCAATCGGCGTCGACACCACCCGGCCATCGGCGTCCAGCGCCACGTTCTCAGCCGTCCACTCGCAATACGCCAGACGACCAGCGTCACCCGACAATGCACGCTTACGGATCGTCCACAACGCCGACGAATCCGACAAACCAGCAGACGACGCATACCACACCTGCGGATTCGGATGCGTCGACAACGTCGGCAACGACGCCGCCACATGCTCCGCCTTCAACGCATACGCCTCGTCATAGACGACCAGCGACGCCCCAGCGAAACCACGACCAGCACCACCGGTACGAGCCCGGTACTTCAACCGCGCGCCCGACTTCAGTTCGATGCCCTGCTCGCCGTTAGCGAACCGGATGCGCTGCACCTGAGCCTCGAGCACCGGCGACGACTCGATCAACGACACCATCCGCAGGAACGCTTCGTTCGCAGTCGGGAACTCATGCGCCGTGTGAATGATCAGGTTCTCACCGAAGTGGAACAGGCCGGCGACCTCACGGGCCTGGATCGTCTCGCCCTTGCCGTTCTGGCGTGGCTGGATGTCAGCCACCTCGAACGCCGCCCAAGTGTTATCGGACCTCACGCCGAGCGCCGCACGGAGCGTGAACTCCTGCGCCGCATCCAACGTCATCCCAACAGCGTCAAGCAGATCCAGTGCTTCGTCCACGGCGGCGAGGCTGTGAACGTGGGGCGGCAGATGCAGGAGCGGCGGCGATTCGCGCATCACGTCGGGCGGCGAGATCGTCAAGGATCGACCCCTCCTCGGGCTTCAACCCGTCCAGCTCAGACATCACCGTGCGTAGCTCCCGCGACAACGCAGCCAACGCCGACGCCGGCGTGTCCAGGCTGTCGATCGCCGACCGCAACTGGTCATGCAGATGCAGCAGCTCCGCACGCCGATCCACAACATCACTCGGAGTGAGATCAGGCGTAGCAGACACTACGAAACGCCTCCAAGTTGCATAAAGCTACCGGCCAACATCCGCACTAGAGAGAGGCCGCCAAGAA